CCATCTTTGTTCTGCCATTTGCGAGTAGTCATACGACCCGCTATAAAGACCTGTGAGCCTTTCTTTAGGTAATCGGCACATATTCCTGCCAACTTGCCAAACGCCGTGATTCTGACCCATTCTGTCGTTTCTTTAGTTGCGGTTTTGTAACCGACAGCTATTGAAAAATTACAGATTGCATTAGAGTCAGCGGTATAACGTACTTCTGGGTCTTTGCCCAAGCGCCCAATAAACTCGCAGCGGTTAAGATCGTTTGCCATTATTGTTGTTCCCAGTTTGCTTTAAATTGATCGTATGCAGCCTTTAACGGGATTTGTTGTTCTTTCAAACACACAGTCCATGCTGCCCTAAATATGTCCTTCAGGCTTTCGTAACTAACCGCGGATGCCATTTGAGCCACGATGTTGTCCAACTCAATACCTTTGGGTTTCTCAATAACTTTAACTGGCGGTGATTTGGTTGCTGCGTTTCCGTCATCATCTTCAGATGCAATGCCCAACGCACTTTGCAAACTGTAGCGTTTTGCATACGAAATCGCTGAACCGTAGCCTTGTGCATCTTGTTTGCTTGCAGGAATAAACAACGTGCCACAAGACAGCTGCTCACCTGATTCATGGATAAGAACTGTTTCGACTGCTACGCCACCGTCTGCCGTATGCAACATCTGCACAAAAGCTAAACCGTTTGCTGACAAAGCAGGCCGCACAGCGTCGATAACCGATGCCAGGCTGCTGTATGCAGATTTAAAGTGTGGGTTTTTACTATCTTTGGCTGCGTGTGACATAGCTGCCTGAGCCGTGACTAATGCTTTTGCTAGTTCTTTCATTTATGCACCTGTATGTTTTCCTGGCGGGTATGCCAGTAAGATAGATATTAAGCTAACTAAACAGATTCGTCAAACATATTCTGCAAATACAAACAGTCATGTTAAGATAGCTTACATGAATACAACAGAAATCATCAATTGTTTAGGTGGCACGTTTGCCGTAGCAAAGATGTGCCGAGTTTCGCCAGCTGCCGTGAGTCAATGGAAACATAACGGGCTGCCTGGTTACCAACTGGTGTGGATTGCCGCCGAACTTGAAAAAAAATCTGATGGCAAATGGAATCGTAAAATGGTTCGTAATTGGCAACAAATATGGCCAGAGTTGCATTAGACTGATTAAGCCTTTAGCAAGCAGAAACAACAACTGGTAAGGGTCTAGTTTCAACAGCCTAGCTTTAGGGCTTGGCACATCGGAACAGACGGTGGTAGAATCAAATTGTTGTCTTGGTCGACGATGTAAGCCGTTTTAGTGTGTATCTTGATTTTTTGATAAATGACGTAAAGAATATTTATCAAAGAATGTCCTCTTTATAAGAGGTCGACCAACAAGATGCACTCTAAAACGGCTTTTTTATTGCTCAAAATAACTGTCAGGGCGCATTAGCTAACATGGTAGCCGCCAGTACCCAGAACAGGTTAAATAAAGAATTAAAGTTGTATCCCGTGTGACCCGCACGCCCCAGTAGAGAAATCGAACAGGATATAGACAGAGTTTGGAAACAAACTAAAACCATTTACTCTAGGTAGTGATCTTTTACAGCTGCAAGGACTGCTACTGTTTTAGGGAATCTAGGGGTGGGGTGAGATGCCTGCCATAAACCTAACAAGGTACAGGTCTGTCGTAAAGGATTTATCCTCAACTACTATCAGTAGCTTGCTACTACGGTGGGTGGGTATAAGGGTAGGGGAACTATATTTAAATAAAACAAAGTAAGGGTTATCACCTAGTTAATATTTCTTGATTGATCTGTTTAGTTAGCTTAATGTATCCTTTTAAAGGGAATATATGTCAACAGAACAAAAGATATTGCGGTATTGCATTGAGCCTAAAACAACAACTGATATTGCTGATTATTGTGGCCTTGAAAAGATCAGCATCTACACACAACTTGCCAAACTTCAGCGCAATAACAAGATTGAGAAACGTGGGGACGGTAGGCGTGGCTCACCTTGTGTTTATGTCACTATTCGACAAGCACCGACTGCTACAGAATCTTCAGATAATTACGAAAACTTAGTTGTTAAACACGCTCATAACCCGTTTGGACTGCGCTTATGAACAAAGCCGACTATATCCATCTGTTTAAAGAGGCTTGTGGTGGTCGCTGCAACGCTGAATACAATCCTTGTGCGTTTATGCAGGCTGCTCAATCAATGGCTAAATTAAAGCCTACAGGCTACATTGGTGACAAAGGTGTGTTGATTAACGACACAACGCATCCGCATCTGTATACCGCCCTCTATGCTTTAGACAAGGCAAACAATGAACCCACTTAGCCCAAAAAAATTATTAAGAAACCTTGAAAATGGTTTTTATATGACTCATCAAGAACAAACCGAAGCGGCGGATTACATTCGCCAATTGCAGGCATTAAACCAATCATTAACTGAGGGAATGATTAAATACGCAGAAGAAATAGTTGCTCTGCGCCGTGATTTAAGCAATGCCACAAGAGGTGTGAAATGACGTTATCCAACTTGTACCTGGCTGCTGCTGACAAACTGCGCCACAAAGGTTTGTTGCCAGACTCTAGAACCACAACGTTATCAATGTGTGCGTCAGAACTTGGAAACATTGCACCGACTGGCGAACGTGCGTTACTTGAGAAATTCCTAACCCACGTTGAAAAAAAGATCGACAGGTTTGACCGCCCTGCATACAGGCTATCGCCAGCCATGCGTATAGCCGCTGAGAGAGCCGCAAAAGAGCAAACGGTACTCATGGGTGTGGGAGGCTGGTGATGACGCTATGGGACTGGATTTTTATATTTTATTGCGCTGCCGCTGCATTGGTTGCTACAGCTCTTTGGGTTCGCTGGTCACGCCCGACAAACTTTCCCAAAGAGTTTGTTTGTGATGGTTGCGGTCAAGTCTGTACAACGTTGCGTGAGGGGCTTTGCGTGTACTGCGACAGGCACTTCAAACCAACATCGCAGAAGCCTTTACCTTAACGTCAACAACTCGATTTAGCCAGCCTTTGCCAAACGTTGCAAAGGTAGTCAAAGACCGATAGAAGTCCTCTTTGGCTTGGCTAAATCGCTCAATCAGATCAACAGGGTCAACGGCCTGCACAGCTGCCATTGTCATCGGGCCAAACTTACCGTCTGGCGTAACACCCACGGCAGATTGCATGACCTTGATAGCGCGCCCAGGCCCCGCATTGACCGCAAAATCAAACACAAGGTAGTCCAGCCCTACAGGCAGCTCATCGCCGCGTACAGCGTCGAAATACTTCTTCTTGTACAAAGGCTCAACCTTCTCTGGAGTCAGGCTGCGCATCTCAGCTTTGTCAGACGGGCGCCCGACCCAGCTTTCCCAAGTGCCTTGAGTAACGCCTAAGTTTGTACGTCCACCTGGGTCGAGAGGATTGTTAACGTAACCACCTTCAGATTTCAGCATCAATTCAAACGATTTTTGCCAGTTACTTTTCATTTTGCAGCTACACCTTTAATTTTGTCGAGTGTACGCAAGCCACCCATGCCAAGCATACCCAAAAGAACTTGCATGGTGAGCGTTGTATCAATGTTAGGAAACGCACCTGTGTAGCCTACAATGGTAGCCACAAGCCTTGCAACAGGCTCTATGATCGACACATACGCCAAGCCTATACCACACACCCAACCTGCAAACGGACGCCACCCAGCCACAAATACGCTGCTTGATCCAGCTTCAATTTTGTTAATTTCCATCTGCCCGCTGATTGCGGCCAACTCACCATCCTGCTGCATTTTGAGCAACGCCAATTGCGCTTGAGCCGCTTGCGCAGGGTCAGGGAATAACTTGTTTATCAGCGTATTGCCAATGTTAAGGAGGGCGCTAATCGGGTCCATTATTTATCTGCCTTTTGATCGACCTTGTCTAAAATCTTATCTAGCTGGTTTTCTATTCGGCTGAACATTCGCTGAATGTCTTCTGTCTTCATGTAGTTTGTTGACACATGAAGTTTTAAGTCGCCGATCTCTTTTTTTAGTTCGTCAACAGCATCCCACAACTGACGGGCAAACCAACCAATTGCGCCCAAAGCAGCGCCAGCACCAATGTTAAATAGTTGTTGCCAATCCATTATTTACCCTTAAACATTGCAAAAATTTACCACGGTATCAACCACACGCTGCATAGCAGTATCAATGGTGAAATCAACAATATGGCAATAAAGTTAAGCACTTGTTACCCAAGATTCTGTAGCCTCGTCCCAAGAATATGGCTCACCAGTTTTTGGCATTGGAACTGGCGCTTCCCACAAATACGTTTGAGTATTTAAAACCCATGATGGATATGGTTGTGGCGCATAAAACACCCCAGTTACGCCATCTTGAACCACAGTTGTATCAAGTGTGTAGCCAATACCCGCATAATTTGCCCTAAATGCTACCCCGCCATCCGGTTGACCGTCTTGACCGTAATGAACATTACCATGTGTGTTGTATGAAGTTTGCCACCACATACTTGGGTTGCCTTCCGAGCCTGAGTCAATAACCGCTTGGTCAGCCGCAATGACGTTGTTAACAATGCCTTTGCCATCTGTAAGCGTAGATACTTTTGCAAAATAACTCATGCCGTATAACTCCCTGATGCCGTAAATTTTAATATTGTATTTACGCCCGAAGTAGTAACTGTTGGAGAGCCGGTTGTTTTTCCGGTATATCTTGTAGTTGGAATAGACAAGATAACAACACCTGAGCCACCATTTCCTGAAGAAAAAGTTGAATAACCACCGCCGCCGCCACCGCCAGTATTAGCAGTTCCAGCTACTCCATTGCTCACACTCTGGTATGCACCCGCACCACCACCGCCAGTTCCTCCTGCACCATTAGGTACAGTTTCAGAAGAACCACCACCACCACCACCATAAAAAACTGCTGAACCTGTGATTGAATTTGACAAGCCGACACCACCCGCACCAGCAGCGACTCCGGCATTGCCATTTGCACCAACACCGCCTGCGCCACCGCCACCGCCTGCTGATCTTGTCCCCGCACCAGAGCCAGTCCCGCCAGCATTGCCTTGTCCCGATGTTCCCGCACCACCTGCGCCGCTGTCAAAAGAACCGCCGCCACCAGAGCCACCAGTTGCGCCGCTAGTTGTTCCTCCAAAAGAACCACCAGTGCCACCGCCAACCGCTGCTGTAAGAGAAATCCCCGTTCCGGTTAATGTGGAATTAGAACCATTTGTCCCTAACGAACCAGCACCAGAACCACCACCACTACCTCCCGCACCAACCGTAACCGTGTAAACAACTGTGGAACTTAACGTTGCTGTACCAGAAATTAAACCCCCTGCGCCACCACCGCCACCGCCGCTACCACCAGAACCACCAGCGCCGCCTGCAACAATTAAGTAATTTGACGAATAATAAGCAACGCCTTGTTGCAAAGAACTTAACCGCAACATTCCGCTAGTTGGGCCGCGATACGGGCCTATCTGCCCTTGGTTTCCTAAAGCCATTACGAAATGTCCTCATAAGAACAAACCACTTTTAATTTGCTTGCTGTACCAGCTACAGCACCAATTGACATATTTTCTTCAAGATAGATCATGGTTGTTTTATCAATCACAATCAAACTTGCCGCAGGTGGAATGGAAATAACAGATGCAATTGGTGTTGCAGTACCGCCTAACGCAGCCGCCGAATAATGATTAATTGTAATATTTACAGCGTTTGCCGTATCAATATTAGCCACCACAAGAGAATCAATTTTAAACACTTTGCCACTTGATGCAGCATTGCTTAAAACTGAAATTGCAGAGGTTGAAGTTAAATCGGCAGTTACGACTTTGCCATAAATTGCGCTAACGTTAACAATATTAGGTGCGGCCATGATTTATAATCCAAAAATAATTGAAAAAGCTATTGATTTGCCAGCTGTTACGCCGCCAGCCCCGATAAGTTGAAATTGTGTACCATCATAAACAATTTGATACATTGAACCGCTAACCAATTCACCCGCAGATAACGCTGTTGAACCGTTTTTAACAATAGATTTAGCACCAAGCGCACTAATGTTTATCGTAACTGCGCCTGTGTTCGTTGCAGCAGCAATAAACTTAAACGTTTGCCCAACAGCATATGCAGACAATGACGGGCTTACCGACGCTGTAATTGTGTCTGTGCCGGCTGCTGTTAAAAACGATCCGGTCGAGCTTTGCACTTGCGATAAGTTTGCAGAGTCAGTTGCAGACGAACCCGCCCCCAATCCCGTAAACTTAAAAGTTCCCATGGGGATATTAGCAGTCGGAGTTGTTTGACCGTCTTTAGTCAAAGCAGTCGTTAAACCAGTCGCAAGATCAGCAGTCAGCGCATTGAACGCTGTTGATGAAATAACCGTGTTTGTAACAACTGGCTGACCAGTTGAGTTGATTACAAACGTCCCTGAACCATTGTAGCTCATTTGCATCCCCCATGAATAAGACATATACTGTTATTTAACAGGAGATGCCAATGACTTACCAAGTTAAAACAACGATTCCGTGCAGCATTTGCAGCGAAAAATCTGTTGCTCGACATTTGTGCCGCACTCATTACAATCGAGCTAGAGCAAAAAACGAATTGCATTTGTATTTGCCTGTAACCATGCAAGAATCGTTTGAAGCAAAAATTAATAAAACTGATACTTGTTGGATTTGGAACGGAACTAAAAATAGTTACGGGTATGGGATTGTTCGTTGTGGCGAACACCAAATGAGAGCGCATAGATTTTCTTATGAGCATTTTATTGGAAAAATACCTAATGGCAAAATAATTATGCACTTGTGCGATAACCCGCCATGCGTAAACCCAGAGCATCTTAAAGTAGGAACAAAAGCCGAAAACAATGCTGATGCAGCTAATAAACGTAGACATAATTACGGATTGGATCATTGGAACGGCAGACTTTCTGAACAAGATATTGCAGACATTTGGCAAAGCACCGAACGTCAAAGCATCATTGCCAAAAAGTATGGGGTTCATCAATCGCATATTAGTCGGTTAAAAAAACTTGTAACAGGATATAAGAGATAGCTCATTGATTACCTCTTATTGTTGACCAACTTGGGGATTAGTCAAAAGCCCCGCATAAATGGATGCCGGCACTACTCGTTCGCCGAGAGAAAAGCCTGGCACTTTAGTTGATAATGCTTTGCCCATGTCTAATGCTCGTTGTTGCTCTGCTGAGTTTAACGTTCCTTGCATCATTTTTTTAGCAAATGGAATGGCAAGCGTTGCCCCAACACCGAATCCACTTAAACCCGTAGCAGATGCAAGCAAATCAATACCAGCACCAAGCACCAAAGCGCCAGAGTTGCTATTGTTAACTGCCGAGCCTTTAGGCTGTACGGTTGTGTATTCAGCAACACGGCCTAAACGCTTTAATTCACCAATTTCTTCAGGCGTAAAAAACAAAGCTAATTTTTTATCGCCAATTTCTTTAAGCGTTTTATTGTACGTTGCAGCGCCAAATGTACCAACCTCGTCTGATCTGCCGCCCAACGCTCGATCTTTCAAATGCGTCAAGATAGCCGACTTTGTGGCTGCTGGATCGCCTGATTTGGCTACTGATGCTGCATCTGCAACATCCCCATTAAGTACAAACTTTCGCACAAACTGGTCTGGTTGCATCCCATCAACGGTTTGTTCAATTGGCTTAGTTGATTCTTGCCAATTCATGCGTTCACGGTGTGATGCTCTTGCTTTGTTCAATGCTGATAACAATTCACCGGCTTGAGCGTCTTGCGTTTGCAAAAACTTGCCACCGGCCTCAGTTACCAATTGATTGCCGCCAAACTCTGTTTTAACTGGTTTAATTTCTGTGTTATCAATGGCTTGACGCACTAAACTTAAAGCAGTCTTTGTATTACCATCTGCACCACGTTGCGCTGTTGCAATTTTAGTCATCAAAGTATCAAGTGCATTGGTATCAAACGGTACAGGAAACGTTTTGCCGTTAATTGTTGTTTGACCAGCGCTTATTTCATTCAACATTGATCGGATACTTTCAGGCAAAAATGCATTAGCGTTTTGTTTTGCCAACAAAGTGTCAATATTGTTCATCAACTCCGAACGATCTAATGGCGTTGTGCCACCAGGCATATTTTTAGCTTGTTTATATAACTTCGATGTATCGGCTTGTTTTGCGGCATCTTCAGCAGCAATCTTTGCTGCACTTGCTTCGCCTGCTTCCATCAAATACGGCGCTTGTACATTACCCGCACCTCTTGCGTTTAAAGCATCAATCAACGCTTTGTTGTTTGCCGCTTGTACATTGCCCAATGTTTGCAAATTAGGGTCTGCCGAATTCATGCCAGTTTTGGCTAAGTTTTGCTCTAGCGTGATTTGCCGTGGATCAAGCGTAATCATGCCTTTGGTTGGCGTTGTACCCTCAACCATGCGGAAATCAAGCAATCGACGCATTGCATCGCCGCCCAAGTCACCGCCCGTCCGCAAAGCATTTGCAACGTCTGCGGTCAACGACTTGCGTACTTGATCTGGCAATCGACTGAAATCAATGCCTGATTGACCGAGCTTTAAAGTAATGATCTGATCAACTTCAGCAGGGTTTGGGATTGCAGCTTCCGGGTTTAGCTTGCCAGTTAGCGTAGGCGCTACCTTTTGACCGGCAGACGTAAGCAAAGACTTTGCCCCACCGTATGCCGCAGGCACAGCAACACCACCCGCCAAGCCTGCAAAGAATTGTTGCAAGGGATCGCCGCCTGATTCTCTTGTTAACCCGCTGCCGTACCCTGCTCCAACTGCCGAACCGTATTGCAGCATAGGGTTTGCAGCCAACTGGTTGGCAACGTTGCTTGTAATGCCGGTGGTATTTTTGGCTATAGTTGCCGCTGGCCCAACCATAGCGGCAGAAGATGCTATAGATTTAGCAATATCGCCAACTACTTCTTCACTTGGCAATACGTTGGCTAAACCTGTCCGAGTGTCCATGACAGACGTTTCTTTAGGCTTAGGCAATCCAAGCAAATCCGCTAACTTTGTGCCATACGTTGACATTGATGCTGCTGGTGGCCCACCGGCAAGTTGTGAAATTGCGCTAACACCCATCCGCATAGGTTCTAAAGGCAACCCTAACGTGTTTGCTGCACCTTCAATAGCATACCGGCCTGTCAACCCAACTTGTCGGGGAAAGTCTTTAACCGCCGACATAATGCTTTCGCCCGTAGATTTTTCGGGTGGCGCAGGCGGTGGGGTTTGAGCGTGAAACGTATTAGCTAGTTTCCACGCTTCATTTTCGTCTTTGGCATCTACCTCGTAGACTTCTTTGCCAATCTTTACTTCGAAAGTGGCTGTTGTCATTTTGGAGTAATCCTACGAACAGAGCCTGGCGGTGGTGCGCTTGGTGTTGGTGCGTATTTTTCGTTTAACTCAATAACCGTATTTAACGCTTTCATGCGAGTTTGATACGGTCTATTTGGATTTGCAACTTCAGCTGCCATTTGTTGATACAAAATACTGTCTGCGTTACTTTGTGGCCCTTCCATGCGAGGCTGTGCTAACGTTAGCTGTCCACCAAGAACCCGCAATTGTGCATCCGCAGCAGATTTGTCTGTTGGAATTCCCGCAGCATCAGTTGCCATTGTGAACAAATTACTAATAATGCCAGACGATGCTTTTGGTAATACTAATTCAGCCCTTCTTGCTACATCAAGAACCGTGTTTCCTTGTTGAGCTTTTGTATCAACTTGAGAAATTGCAGGCGTTCCTTTTTCCGCTTGCGTTACAAGCTGTGATCTTGGAATTAAAACTTTAGCGCCAGTTCCTTTTGGATCGGGAACGCTTACAAGATCAAGTTCAGCTTCAGCTTGTCCCGTAGATTTTGCAACCATGCCTTTAAATTTAGCAGTCAATTCTGCGGCTTGTGCAATTGGAACGGCAGTAAGTTTTCCATCGATCATCACGTTTACCGTGTTTTCAGCAGGGGCTGGTGCGGTTTGTTGTGGTTCTTTACCAGGCCTTTCAACTGTTGCATTAGGTGCAAAAGATTGCGTTAATTTCTTGTTAATAAACGCTTGGGCTAATTCTTGGAATTTAGGATTGTCAGGTGTAATTCCTGCGTCAGCTAATTCTTGTGCAAGAGGTGTTTGAGTCGGTACTGGGGAAATACCTTCAACTTCAACGTATTTACCATCTTTGCCCATCTGCACAAGAACAAGTTTTCCATTACGCATAACTGGAATAGGCGCACCCGCTGGCATATTAACTACGTTATTACTAATTGCTCGACCTGCTTGTATTTGTCTTGTTTTGTAAGCATCAATACTGAGAGGTGTTTGACCTGCGGCTTTAGCTTGTTCAGCATAAAGTTTATATTCAGCCAATGGGCCGCTGTCTTGTTTTTCTAAACTTTCGTACATTAATTTAGCAACTGGTGAAGCGTATGGGTTTTGACCCATCATTATTTCAACAAGTTTTTGACGCTTTAATTCTGGCGTCATTTGCACCGCTGCTTGTGGTGGGATTGCCGCTTGTGGTGCAACGGCAGGCTGATACGGCACAGCAGGCGTTTCCACATTTCCCGACGGTGCTGTTTGCAAATTTGGATTGTCCTCATAATCAGCGCCCATTGGGGTAAATGACGTTGCAGGCCGCGCTTGAATCTCAGGCATACCCATGACCGCAGCACGACCAGGTGATGCTGGCCTGTCTTGCAATCCTGACAACATTTGTTGCGCTTCTGTCTTAGCTTCTTGATTTAGCTTGATGCGTACTTCATCGCCCGTACCTTTTGCGCCCATGTAGGCTTGTAAAACTTTTGCTAACCCCGACAAAGGACTGATTGGCGCTTGAATACCTTGATAACTTTGAATATCAATAGGCTGAAATGCTTGTTGTTGCATAATCTGCGCTAACTTTTCGTTACGCTGAATCGCCGCTAGTCTGGTGTTGTAATCTAAATCCATGACTTACCCCGTGTAATTGTTCGCAGTCATCGATGGCGCTTGAGCATTAGCCGAATCAAACATACCACCAGTTTGCGCTTGACCAAGTTTAAACCGAGCCAAGTAATCTTGCATATCTTGCATTTGATTTTGTTTTTGCATTTGCCCATACATACTCATAGCGTTTTGTGCGCCAGCTAATGGGTTTTGCATTTGAGGCATTTGAGCTTGGTTAACATCTTGACCTTGCAACGGAGTTTGTTGCCCTTGCTGTTGCAGCATTTGAGCCATTTTCTGCTGCGGAGTCATGTTGACGTATTGATTAAGCATCGCAATTCCTTAATAACTCTAAAGTAGGCAACAAGGCAGACTTTAGTGCCGCCATGTTTATTTTATATTTTTCATGCAGATTTGGGTGTTTTTCTTTCATCCATGCCACTCGATCCGCTGAGTGCGCCAAATACGCTGTGCAATCGTAACAATCAAGGCTTGAATGGTCGATTGCATAATGTTCTGGTAA